TATTACGACGAGCGTGGTCTTGATCGATATTATGGTCTACTGGAGTTGGGCGAACTCGGTGGTCTCTGGAAAAACGTGGCAGGTCGTTATGAGATAGATGGAAAGAAAGTCTATGCCAAGGCGATCTACAAAGACCCTGAATCATATTTCACCCCTGAGGTGATGGAACAACTTGACGAGATTGCAAAGAAGGAATTTAGTTATGGAGAAAGTTGAGACTCTCATTCTGAGAAATCTTATCTTTAATGAAGAATATCTCCGCAAGGTAGTACCATTCATCAAATCTGATTATTATGAGGATCATTCACAAAAGATTCTCTTTGAGGAGATTCTTAAGTTCGTACAAGAATACAACCAACCACCAACCAAGGAAGTTCTCTGTATCGAAACTGAGAAACGTTCCGATATCAATGATACTTCTTTTAAAGAAGTCACTCAACTTATCAGTCAACTTGAGGATGCAGCGACAGACTTTGATTGGTTGGTAGATACCACCGAGAAGTGGTGTCGTGATCGTGCCATTTATTTGGCACTGATGGAATCCATCGCACTTGCTGATGGTAAAGATGAAAAGAAAGACAGAGATGCTATCCCTAGTATCTTGTCAAATGCACTTGCAGTTTCTTTTGATACTCACATCGGACATGATTATCTGATTGATTATGAGCAACGTTACGAATCTTACCACCGTAAGGAAGACAAAATCCCGTTCGACCTTGAGTACTTCAACAAGATTACGAAAGGTGGTCTCCCGAATAAAACACTTAACATTGCTCTTGCTGGCACTGGTGTCGGTAAAAGTTTGTTTATGTGCCATGTGGCATCTTCCGCACTCCTGGGAGGGAAAAACGTACTATACATCACGCTTGAGATGGCTGAGGAGAAAATTGCAGAGCGAATCGATGCTAATCTTCTCAATGTGCCTATCCAGGAGATAACAGAACTTCCTAAGGTGATGTTTGAGGATAAGGTGACAAAACTTGCAAACAGAACACAAGGATCCCTAATTATTAAAGAGTATCCTACGGCATCTGCACATGCAGGACACTTTAGGTCACTTCTTAATGAACTTGCACTTAAGAAGTCATTTAGACCTGATATTATTTTCGTTGATTACCTTAATATATGTGCTTCCGAAAGGTATCGCGCAGGTAGCAATGTCAATTCATATACAGTTGTTAAGGCTATTGCAGAAGAACTTAGAGGACTGGCTTGCGAAGCAAACGTCCCTATCGTTTCTGCCACGCAGACCACTCGTTCTGGTTATGGTAGCTCTGATGTTGAGCTTACTGATACAAGTGAGTCCTTTGGTCTCCCTGCTACTGCTGATCTTATGTTTGCCCTTATTTCTACAGATGAACTCGAAGGGCTTGGACAGATTATGGTGAAGCAACTGAAGAATCGCTATAACGATCCTACTATCTCTAAACGATTCGTGGTTGGTATTGATCGTGCAAAGATGAGACTTTATGATTGCGAACAGACAGCACAAGAAGACATCCTTGACAGTGGACAGGATGACGAGTATACTTATGAAGAACAAAAACCTAAAAAGTCCTTTGACGGATTCAAATTCTCATGAACGGTTACTATTCTGTATTTGATCCAGACGGCAAAAAGATCGCTGACTGTGGTATCGAAAGAGATGCAGTCAATCTCATGCACACCAGAAACAAATACTGGGATGGACATTATTTCACATTTAATCCTCTTCCTGGTGATATCATTGATGTCTCCAGTGGCAAGCAACTTCCCACCCGTGACATTGTAGTCAATATGGATGGCGGTGTTGGTGGTAGTTGGCAAGAGGTTGACTATGTTGAAATCAAAGGACAAAAACTCGAACTACAACAATCGGAACTACCTAAAGCAGACTATGACAGTTGACACCGTAAAATACCTTGACTTCGTAAAGGGCGTGACTAGTGATCCTAGTCTTGACTGGCCTGTTCTTGCCGCACGATTGAGTGAACTTGAAGTCACTGATGACTGCAATGTGTCTCAACTTTTGACTGCTGCTCTTGGTTTGAGTGCTGAAGCAGGTGAGTTCACTGAAGTTGTGAAGAAGATTTTCTTGCAAGGTAAACCTTACACTGAAGAGAATGTCTTTCACATGAAGCGTGAACTAGGTGACATCTGTTGGTATCTGGCACAGGCATGTATGGCACTTGATACCACCTTTGATGAAGTCATCGAGATGAATGTTGAGAAACTGAAAGCACGCTACCCTGGTGGTGAGTTTGATGTTCACAAATCTGAAAATCGTAAGGAAGGAGACTTGTGATCAATCTTGAATTGGATAGACGTGACGCAATTGTTTTACGTCACCATCTTTTCTTGTATACAAAAGACCACCCTGGTTTTTTCTCTGATGAAGGTATCCTTAAAATCAGGGAGATTTCACAACAGATAGACAAACACTTGGAGGAAGATGTCTAATGGATGCAGCAGTTGAAGCATGGAACACGATGGGGTGGTTTGAGGGTTTCCTCTTTACCGCCTGGATTGTTGCCCTTTATGTGGGCAAAGTTAAGATTGATCAACGGTTTGCTCGTCGCACCGTTTATCGCGTTAAACTGGAGGATGAAAAATGACTGACAGTAATGAAAAACAATGGACCGTTTGGTATAGCATCAAAGACTGGTTCAAGAGTTTGTTTGAAAGTGAGGCAGAGGCAGTCTTTGATACGTTTGAAAACAATCCCCCACCTGATGTAGGTTTTCAACCTTATACTGGTGACGATGCAGAAGGAGGAGAAGGATGATTAAACTTGAACTTACTGCAGAACAAGCATATGCAGTGCGCTATGCTTTGTTACTACATACAAAGGATGACTCAGTTTCATTTCCATCAGAACGTGTGAAACTGATCCGAGAAGCAATCACTGCTCTTCATAAAGAGATCGAAGAAACCACTGCAGAATAAATAAAAAGGGATAATATTCGGTCTAATGAGAACCCTTAACGATTTCATACATATCTGTGAGAAGTACAATGATGAACACGCTCACAGAAAAGTGTGGAATCATTTTATTGTCCATGGTAAATTTGGTAAAACTGTAAGGGATGCTTTGTCAACTGATGAGACAGGCACTGCTCTCAGTCACATGAAGTCTGAGATTGAAAAGGCACTCAAGGATCCAAAACATCCACTTAGTTTTGAAAGGGCAAAACGTGGATTTCCATCCAAAGGGAAAGATGAGGGATCAAGAGATAGTTACAACAAAGAGTTGCGTGATGCTGTAAGTGGTGTCTATGCTCTCGCCACTCAAAAGAAGTTTCGTCGTGCAGTATCTGGACAACAACCTGCTAGAGTCACAGGTGGGTCAGATCCAAATGCACAACTCTCTAGGACCTGGAGATCTGGAGGAGGAACAAATCGAACTCCTAAAGGTGATCTTGAGGTTTACAACCCACGCAATCCAAAAGAGAGACGTGGTGTTAGTATGAAGAAGGGTGGAGGATCTCAACTTGCATCTGCTGAACCTGGTGAAATGCAGGCAAGTTATAAGTCTGCTGCTAAGACTGTCGCTCAAAGATATCACGGCGATAAATCTAAAGATCAAAGAAGAGAGATTATCAAAGATATCAGGAGAAGAGCAGGAAAAGCATCTAGGATGCTGCAGAGAATGAAGACTGGATCTCCTGAGGGAAATGAGTTGAGAAAGAAAGCATCTCAACGAATGATTGATAGACTTCATGGAGACTATCCAAATCTGACTCGTCACTTATCTCAGGTCTCTGCATCTGGAGACACTAAGTTTAGAGGTAGAAATGCACCTGGAACTGCTGGAACTATTCTCACAGGAGTGAATAAAGACAAACCAGCAACTGCAAAACCAATCGAACAGCAACCAAGTGCTAATCCAAGACTGGCAAAACCAAAAGGTAGAAATAGACCTGGTAATCTGAAGATTGACAATAGATAGTAACTCTGTTACTATCTCCATATCGGGGTTATAGCTCAACTGGTAGAGCGCCTGCTTTGCACGCAGGAGGTTTGGGGTTCGAGTCCCCATAACTCCATTCTAAATACTTTTAAAAAAAGTATATGCGAAAACCACTGAAAGCAAAAGCTACATTATCCTCTGTTGAGGATTTTTTGTATGAACTTGGCCCAGTGAGAGGAGAGACAATTACATTCAAGGGTACAGAATTTCAAGTTACTAAGTTTGAAAGAGCAAGACCTGGACATAACGGTCCAACCTTAGAGATAAACTTTGAATATCCTGGAAGTAAAGCTGCTCTAAACAGATTTAAGGCAGCCATATTTAAAGAGTTGTTTGAATATTTTAACAATGTAGATCTTCAGAAAAGAGACTATGGTGCGTATAAAGCACTATACATTCTTGCCGACAAAGCATATGTTTATCTTGAACCCAAAAATACCTCTGGAAAAGGCAAAGGAACTGTTCCTGCAAACATTCATGAAAAAGGCACAGCAACAGTATTTACAAGAGCTCTGTCAAGAAAAAAACCATTTAAGACAGAAGAAGATCTGATCACAGATAAAGAAATACAAAAGGAGTTGAAGAAAATTTTTGGTTCTAAGTATGGGCATAGACTACCAGATTGGTTACATAGTTTTTATGAACAACAAAGAGCAGCACTGATTGAATATAGTGGTCCTCAGTGGGAAGAATTTGTATATGGAAATGGATCTTTTGTTGATTTTTTTGAAAAACACATGGATAAGTTGCACAGAGACTTGGATCCAGAAGTTAAAGTTGGGAGATATGAAAAGTGGAATCCATCTGATATATGGGCAGTCAAAAAAGGTAAAATGCAAGAGATTAAAAATAAATTAAAATCTCAAATAGGTAAGCAGATGGTTTTGGTAGAACTGAATGCTATACTGGTTAACCTAATGGAAGACAATGATCTTGTTGGTATATCTCTTAAGAAAATAGCTGCAAAATCTTCCGGCAATATTAAATTATTTAATGTTGATACATCAGATAAGTTGAGAGCTCTCAAATCTTACGCCCATATTGAACTTTATGACATGAGTGATATTAGTTTTGAACCTGATAACATTTTAATTTTAAAATCTGTCACCACATATATCAGAATCGGACCTGGAGGAAAATATTTTGTTGATATTACTAGGTCGGGTAAAAATCTTTCATTTAATAGTCAAATCAAAGGAACTGCTGCTCAAGGAGGACAAGCACCAATCGATTTAGTGGTTAGAATGTTAAACGGAAATACTTTCGATAAGAGTAACTCTGCATATCCTCAAGATGCTGCTGCATTTGCGAATGACGCGAATAAGTATGAAAAAATGTATAAAGTAGTTTCAAAATATGCATCAAGTCGCTCTCAAAAAATGAAAGTTGATGATTGGATGCAAGGCATGATGGATCTCTATGGCAGAGATTCAAGGGATGCCATTGTTACCCTGATGCAGTTAAGTTTCTGGCATGATGCTGTTTTAAAACACGCTAATAATCCAGAGTTTTGGACTGACCTTTTATATTATGGTATGAAAGTTACCTCTAAGGGAAGTTTTGCTCCCCATGCAAAGATCTCATGATTCTATCTTGATAAATAAAATATAAGGATTACCAATATAAATGAAAAACTTCTTTCAGTTTCTGAATGAGGCAACGGAATCGCAGGCATCAATGCAAGCGAAGAAGTTAAATCTTAAGAGTGATGGTCACGGTGGTTGGTTAGACACCCGTGGAAAGTTTGTGGCGAAAACTGTTGATGGGAAGTTAAAGTTTACTGGTAAGAGAGGACCTAAAGCAGATGAGGATCCTCAAGCGAGAAAACCAGCGGCACCACAACCCGCTCCTGTTCAAGCAAAACCTAAAGTTGAACCGGAAGCAAAACCTAAACAAGGTGGTGAAGAAGAAGTAGAAGATAGTGAAGAAATCAGCGATACTCTGACAGTAGCATTTGGACGCTTCAATCCACCTACTGTTGGACATGGTAAGTTACTCTCTGCAGCGAAGAAAGCAGCAGCAGGAGGAGACCTTAAGATATATCCATCCAGAACTCAGGATGCTAAGAAGAATCCTCTTGACGCCGATATGAAGATTTCATATATGAAAAAGATGTTCCCTGAGTATGAAGAGAACATTGTGAATGATGATGAAATGAAATCTATCTTTAATGTTCTCACCACAGCAAATGATGAGGGATATGATAGTGTTAATATTATCGTAGGTTCTGACAGACAATCAGAGTTTGAAAATCTTGCCAACAAATATAATGGTGAGTTGTATGACTTTGAACAAATCAATGTTATATCTGCTGGTGTGAGAGATGCAGACTCTGAGGGCGTAGAAGGAATGTCTGCGTCCAAGATGCGTAAGGCAGTTATGGATGATGACTTTGAGTCATTCCGCAAAGGCACACCTAGTGAACTGGATGATGGTGATACTAGAGCATTGTTTGACGCTGTTCGTCAGGGGATGGGAAGTAAGAAGAAAGCAGCAGTTGCTGAGATGTGGGAGATTGCTCCAGAGATAGATCCGAAAGGACTGCGCGATAACTATGTTGCTGGTAGGATCTTTAATCTTGGTGACATTGTTGAGAATCTGAACACTGGTTTGGTCGGTAAGATTATCCGTAGAGGAACAAATCACCTTATCTGCTTGACCCAAGAAGACTACATGTTCAAATCATGGATACGTGATGTAATGGAGGCAGTTGTGAACTATCCTGGACCATCGGGTGTTCCATCATCTCAGAGAGAAGTTGGCACAGATGCCAACCGTGAATATACTATGAGAATGACTGGGACATTTAATATCCATAATTTCATAAATAAGTATAAGAAAAAGACAAAGTAGAAACATGTCTAATGGTATTGGCAAGAATCCTTTGAATGACATCTCAAAGGTTTACTTAGAGCAAGTCGGCAAAAAGAAAAAGAAAGACGACTCGTATCTAGAGACTGATATGAAGAAGCGCCAAGAGAATAATGAAAAGGCGCGTAAAGACATGGAGAAGATGGGAACTTCTATGAAGAACCCACACTTTGAGCAGAAGCAGTTTGGTTGGGATTCTGTCAATTCCATGACCAAAGCTTATAAAGAGATGCAAGAGGGCATCCGTGATAAGGATCCTGAGAAGGGAACTGAAGAGCGTAAGGCACGTCTTGAGAAAAAGCGTGGCATGAAGATGGATGACCATCCTCAGTATCAAAAAGAAGGATATGGTGCTCCTGGTCACAACCCTGGTTCTGGTGAGAAGTCTGTTGCGAGAGCAAAGGCACTGATGGATAAGCAGGGTAGAAAGGGTGCTCCTGGTCTTGATGCTATGAAAGCTGCTAAGGCAGAGCATGAAGCAAGAAGAGGAGTAAAGAAAGAGGAAGTCGAGAACGTAGAAGAGGGTAAATCTGATCGCCCTATGGGAGAACCATTCCATACGATGTCTCGTGGAATGAAGCAGAAGAGAGGTGCTAAGAGATATGAGGGTGATGGTAAGTATCTGAAGATGCAACACACTAAGAGGGCAAATAAGAGGGCAGCAGACCTTGATGCTCACAGAGAAAGACAAAGAAATGAGCGTGGTTTGCCTGAAGAAGTTGAGCAGGTTGCCGAGGCAGATTCACTTGCAGCAATGCAAGCAAGAAGAGAGAAGCGTCTTGCCGCACAAAGAAAGCGTGAAGGCACTACCGCATCTGGAAGAGACTTTGGTCACGACTATTCACTGTCTGACAAACAACAAAAAGCAAGAAGAGATGCTGAGTTTAAGGCAGGACTCGAAAAGGGCAGAACTCAAAAAGAAGCACTTGATCCTGTCGGTAAGGAAGACGGCGATGTCAACAATGATGGTAAGAAAGACAGCACCGATTCTTACCTGATGAAGCGCCGCAAGGCAATCGGTAGTGCAATGAAGAAGAGACTTAAGGAAGAGAGAGCATCTCTTTCCGAGGTCATGACTGACAAAGAAGAAGATAAGAAAGTCACTGAAAAAAAGGTAGATAATAAAATCGTAATCAACCCTAAACTGTCTGAGGCAGTTGAAGAGATTGGCGGCGAAGTTCTTGAGATGGTTGAAGTTGAGGAAATGATGGATCCTAAGGAGACTGAGGAGAAAAGTCCAGATATTTCTTCAAAGGAAAGAAGACTTCAGCAGGTCAAGAAGCAGATTGCAATGAAGAAACTTCAAGCAATCAGACAGGGTGACCAGAATGTTATGTCGTCTCACGAACCAGAGGGTGATATGATTGATGAGCGCACTCGTTATGCTAAGGAGACCGGTAAAGATTTCACCACTGGCAAACCATCTGAAAGAGGCGGCACCAGACCTGGTAACACTTTTGATAAAGTGAAGTCAGAACTCCGTAAAACTGGTGGAGTGATGTCTGACAGAGGCAAAGCAATCCAACCTCAAGGCAAAAAGAAAGTGCCGGGCAAGAAGGGTTATCAAGGTACAACACCTGTTGATCGTATTAGAAATAGACTTGCTCAGCAGAGAGCAGCGAAACCAAATCCTTATAAAGCAAGAGCAGGTGAGTCTGACTGATGCCTGCCGTATCTAAGAAGCAGCAACGGTTCTTTGGAATAGTTCGTGCCATCCAAAAAGGTGAGATGGCACCTACTACTCCTGAGACTGCGAAGGCAGCTGCTGATATGAAGAAGAGTGATGTAAAAGACTTTGCATCAACTAAGCATAAGAAGTTGCCTGAAAAGGTAGTTTCCAAAGAGGAAACTAAGTATGATCGGTACGACAGAGAGAAAAAAGAACACTCTAAGTCAGACCGACGAATGAAGTTTGGTAAGTTTTATGATAAGGCGAAGGAGGCAAAAGACCGTCTTCGTCCTGGTGAAGTGAAGAAATGGGATCCTGAGAAGAAGAGGTACGTCTCTAATAGAGAGTGACGATATATAGAATATACACGCGAGGTTATCATGTTAGGTTTTCTACTCCCATTAGCATCAAAGATCATTTCTGACGCAGTTGCCAAGATTCCCGAAAACGAGGAACTGGGCGAAAAACTGATCGAAATTTGTCTGGTTATTCTTGGCAAAGCAGTCAAATTGACCAAGACTGACATGGATGATCAACTGCTTGAGGTTGTCACAAAGGCAATCAATAAGAGAGACGGCGAGTAATCTCTTTTTATAAATATCTAATATCAAGTAAATTATCGGAAGAAAGACATGGCACTTTGGGGCAATAATGATAATGTAGACTCCACTGGTATTGTTACCTGTAACTACAGCACCCGTGTGGTAACCGGGTCTGGAACTAGTTTCGGTGAGACCGGTTCTGCTCAAGTAGGTGATGTAATTCGTTTCGGATTCAGACAGGCGACTGGCGCTGCTGCTGCCGCAGGTATTGCCACCTACATGGGTGATGCCGTGATCGTAAGTATCGCAAGCACTACATCCCTCACTATTGGTTCTACTGCTGGTCTGAGTGGTGTGGCAATCGCTGCAACTGCATTCACAGTTTCTCAGTGTCCTGTCTACACAGTTGGAGACTCACACTACAGAGAGACTAACAGCGACTTTGACAGTTTTGTATATGGTGTTGGAGATGTTGGTTCTGGAGCTGCAGCAGGCACTCAGTATGAGACTGGTGTGGGCTGGGTTGGTATCACAACTTACAACGATAATAGCGGTGCCCTGAGAGTTAAGAAAGAGGTTCTGGTTGCCATGTCCGGTATTACCACCGGCAACGTACCTACATTCCCTGGTCAGAAGTGATATTGATTAATATATTATGCTGTTTAATGAACTAAATGATGAAAACTTTCTTCTCTTTGCGATAAAGAACTATGAGAACCCGCAAGCGGTAACGAAGGAGGATTTTGATAGAGATCTGAATCACTTTAAGTACATCAAAAGATTACTGAAGCGATACAAGAATACAGGTCAACTCAAATCTCACCTCCTTCTAAATCATTTCATAGTTCTGTATAATATCTTTGGTGAAGCGGCAACGCCAATGCTTTTCTTTAAGATTGAAGAAGACCTTTGGTCATCCATGAAAACGTTCATTGTTTTCTTAGGAAAGTTACCAGACTATCCAAAGTGTTATATACATGATATTCAGGTAGACTTATTCTGCATGTCGGAACTCTATAAGATTTACAACGATGGATCAAAACAGGCTTGATAAGATTATCAATCTCATTCGTGAGAACATGACTGTTGGTGCAGCAGGA